ATCGGAAACGCAGAGTTGTCTGACAGCGCAGAAGTCGTGATCTCTCGCACTATCGAGGGGTACGTGGCTGTAAATCGTAAGTACGGTTCAGCGAGCGTGCCGGCGCTGGCTAAACAGGGGTACGACAAAGCTATCGCCACAGGTAGGCTAGAGCACTACGGCAGGTTCGCTTGGAACAATCCCAAGGGTACCCAACCGTTGTGGCAAGCTACCGGAATTCAGGCTGACGCTTTCGGTAAGGTATTCAACTCCGAAGTTGACGAACGCTTCAAAGCAATGGGTGTTGGTCGTCTTAGGGAGTACGATATCGCCCGTCAGGGTAGCCAAGTCTTTATCGCCGGTATCGACGGTGATGGAGAGACCAAGCTTATCACCTTCACAGTGAAAGACTTGGAGAGGCGTAAAGAGCAGATGATCCGTAACAAGGTTCTAAAGGGCTTTACCGCGCCTACCGATTGGGGAGTAATTCCTCGCGGGAATAAATAAGGGAGGGGCTTAGGCCCCTCTCTCCTTTTAACTGGAGACACCATGAAACTATCCGATCTAAGGGGCAAGGCCCGTGCAGATCAGTTCAAGCTGGCGGCAGAGTTCGCTGGCGTGTCGCCTGAGGTCTTCCAAGGCATCTGGCGCACTGAAAGCAGCGAAGGCAAGAACATGCTATCGCCTGCTGGTGCTGAGGGACACTTTGGTCTTATGCCTGCTACTAGGCAGACTTGGGAGAAGCGCACCGGGGCGCAATACAACCCGAACGATTTCACTGAAAGCCTGTATGTCTCCGCGCTGACTATGCGCGAGAATATGGGGCTTGCTAAGGGCAACCTGAATGACGCCCTGCGTATCTACAACGCAGGCACTGACAGGACAAACTGGAACAACGAAGAGACCCGCGCCTACGTTGGCAAGGTACTCGGTCACGACTATACCGCAGATCAGAACGCTATGGGCGCTAAGATCAAGGGCAAGACCCTCACTATGCGGGACCTTACGGACATGCCGACTGGTTCCTCTCTCGACATCGCTCCTAAGGACATGGAGAAAGCCCTTAGGTCTGGACAGGTTCGTATGCCAGAACATGCGGACAAGGACAAGCTGGTCGCTGAGGCGCTGTCTCCATCCGCTCCTCTGAAAAGGATGACGACGAATAAGGCTGCTATCCAAGATGCGCAGAGCCGAGAGGCTGGTGCCGGGATGCAGCACTCGATTGACAACAGCTTTTCTCCCGTACAGAAGTTCGCTCACGCTGCTGCTGATCTTACGCTTACCGCCTCTATTATCAAGCAGTTCACCAGAGACCATCCCGAACAGGAGGAAGGCTTCGGACGGTACTATGTGGAGAACTGGAAAGAGATCGAGAAGTTCGCGCAGAACGAGCATGAGGCTAGCCGTCTAAGGAGAGCCCGCAGTAAGGCTGAGTTGGCCCAAATCCAGCAAGACATCGCCGAACGGCGCGGACACCAAGAGGTTTATGCCAAGAGCACGTCTGACGCGCTGATCTACGGTGGGCTGGCGTCGGTCACAGACCCGGCTGGTCTGGCCTTGGGGGCTGGAGTTGGAAAGGGTCTTCAAGTCTTTGGCGTTGGCTCAAGAGTACTGCTTAGCGGTAAGAAGGCGGTAGCGGCTGAGGAAGCCGTTGAAGCTGTCACGAAGCTCACGCCTGTGGCTCAGAAGCCTCACCCGTTCCTAACCACAGTCGAGACCTACGTCGAGAACGGTGTAACCAAGAGGCGCACTGTGCCGCTTATGGTTGGTCCGAAAAACTCTGCTGAGGTGATCACTCCCGGAAGAGCGGCAGTCGCGGCTCAGGCGGAAGTGAAGCCTAACGTGGCTGCTGGCGTAGCCTCTCTTATGGCTGAGGGTGCCGGGGCTAACCTTCTGGCGGACGCCACTCTTGACGCTTTGGGCGACCACAAGACTACGATGGATTACGCCATTGACGGCGGGCTCGGTCTGTTTATGGGGGCCGCAGTATCCCCGTTTGTCATCAAAGGCGTGAACGACGAGACCTTGCGGAACCTAGCCTCTAAGTTCCAACGGGAGGCGGCTGAAAAGGAATTCACGCGCTTCAAGTCTGTACAAGACGACTTGGGCCCAGACGCTACTCCGGACGAGATTATGGAGGAAGTCACAAAGAGGGATGCTTGGGAGCTTAGGGATACCTTACGTATTTCTCTCGCTCCGGTTGACGCTCAGATGAAGTTCCTGCAAGACGACCCTGCGGCGCATCTCACGACTAACAGCGAAGTCTTAAACGACATCAGCGCTAGGTACAACCTCGCCGCCGTGTCAGATGAAACAGAGCGTAGTGTCGTAGCCGAGTTGATCGCTCGTTCAGAGGCGATGTCTAAGGCTAACCCTGTGGACACAAAGGGGGTCACGTCTGTTCTAGCTAAGGTGAAGGCGGGCGATGACCGTGGCTGGGAAAGCACCGGCATGACGCTTATGTCGTCTAACAGTCCGGTAGCCCGCAGCGTTGGGCAGATGCTCCTCGAAGGTACCACAGGTGCCGGCGGGCGCAGACGTACTGCCGCTATGTCCCAAGTCGTACGGGAGCGCCTATACAACCGGCACATGGTTGGCTACGACGACCTGTATCACCTGTACCGGAACGAGCGTGGCGTACACATCGCCCTTGACGCGGTCAAGGGCGACGTCCGTGCGGACTTCGGCAGGGCGGTAGCCATTGAGATCGAGAGCCGCAACCTGCCTCCTGACATAGAGCGTGTGGCCCCTCCGGCGCACCCTGCGGTGTCGGCAGCGGCTGACCTGTTTGAGAAGGGCATGGACCACATGCGTATCGAACAGCAACATGTCGGCACGGTGGGCGCTGCTAGGCTTGGCAACACATCAACCGGGTACTTCATGCACAGGCTTGATCCCAAGGCTGTAGCTAAGCTGTCCCGGGTCCAGCAAGACAATGTGCGCAAAATCCTGTCGAACCAGTTTGTCTCGGAGATGGGTTATGACCGCAAGTTCTCTGATACGTTGGCTGCTAAGTACTTAGAGCGGGCTATCGACAAGCGGTACGGGATGGGACAAGTTCCCTTTAACCTACACGATCCAGAAGCTGCTGACATTGTCAATGACACCTTGAAGGCACTAGGAATAGAGTCCCATGACGCCGATAGGCTTCTGGCGAAGTTCTCTCGGGGTGGCGCTGGTCATACCAAGGGACGTCTGCGCCTTGACCTGCTGGCGGACATCGGAGACGACATGAAGCTTATCGACCTATTCAGCACGGACATTACGGCGCTGTATCGGTCCTACGCTCGTCGTGTATCTGGAGAAGTGGCTCTGGCTCAATACGGCATTATGGGCAAGAAGGGGCTTGATGTTCTTAAGCAGGCGATGAAGGCTAGCAATGCCTCCGAAGGGGACATGGCTGCATTCGATCAAATCTCTTCCGAGTTCCTGAACCTGTCCTATGGAAGCCATAACCATAACTACATGGACAACATCCGGATTGCTACCAGTCTGTCCCGTCTAGGTGGCATGGGCTTTACACAGTTCGGTGAGTACGGCAACGGGCTAGCTGCTGTTGGTCTACACCGCACCTTTAACGCTATCGGGTCTATGCCCCGACTGATTAAAGAAGTCGGACAGATCACTAAAGGTGGTCATGCGAAGAACCCTATTCTAGACAGTATCGACCTTCTCGGTGGACACATTGGTCTTGACGAGTACACGCTTACCCGTCTTTGGGACGTACCTGATAACAGCATCAAGATGTACGGAACCGAGAACATCGGGGTTACGTCACGAGCCCTTCGCTTGGGTGGAAACTTGCAAGCTATCCTGTCCGGGCACCGAATGATTACGGCGGTGCAGACCCGTGGTATGGCAGAACAGATCGTTCATAAGCTTATGAAGATCACCCGTGACGGTTTAGACGACGCTGCTATCAGGGACATGGGCATTAGCCCGAAGCTCCAAGCGAAGATCAAAGCAGACCTTCCTAACATCGCAGAGTTCGACGGTAAGGGCAACCTGACTAAGCTTGACCTGTTTAAGTCTAAGATGTTGGAAGAGGATATTATGGAGATGCGAGACGCGATTGAGCGTGGTGCTTCTCAGATCATCCAGCGCACTTACACCGGGGAAACCGGAAAGTGGGCGCACAATGGCTTCCTAAAGATACTGGCACAGTTCCGGACGTTCAGCCTTACCGCTGTAGAAAAGCAGTGGGGAAGGAACGCTAGGAACTACGGGGCGCTTAAGTCCGCAATGTACCTTCTAGGCGCTATGTCGTTCGCTGCTCCCATCCATGCCGCCCGCGTTCATGCTAGGACGCTTGGTATGTCCCGGAGTGAGCGCGAGGAGTATATCCAGAAGAACATGGATGTCGGCGCGTTTGTGCGGGCTACGATGGGTTACGCCTCAGCCTCCGGCCTTCTCGGGGACATCTACGACGTCGGTGTCGGGGCGTTCTCTAGCTGGTTCGGAGACGAGGGCCGGGACTTCGCGGAGACCATCGGCGTTCGTGGCGGCGGTCAGAACAAGTTCCTAGGAGGCGTCATAGCCCCGGGGGCTTCTCTGATCGAAGACCTGTACGCGGGAGTGCGCGGTGATCCTCACAAGCTCTTGCGAGCGATGCCGTTCAGTAATCTCCCTTATATCCAACCTCTTGTAAACTTCACAAAGCAAGAGGACGAATAACAACTAGCGGCCTGTCCTTAACGGGGCGGGCCGCTGCCCTTTGGAAATGATACCATCGGGCACAGAGTTCAACCTTAACATCGGAGGAACAGAGCATGTCTCTTGACCCGATGCTGGCTACTAGCGCTAAGTTCTCCATTAACACGTTCACCGGCGACGGTGTAAAGACTACGTGGGACTTAAACTTTTCTGGTGGCTACATCCGACGTGACCACGTCAAAGCATACTCGACTTCTCTTGCCGATGTAAACACGACGCAAGTGTTGTCGTGGGTTGGCCCGAACCAAGTGACTATTACACCTCCGGTTCCTAACGGCCACACTCTCACAATCTATCGTGATACTCCAAAGGATTTGCCCGTAGCGGACTTCCTCGATGGAGCTATCATCAACGAAACAAACCTTGACTTCATCGCTAAACAGTCCGTCTTCGTTTCCGCTGAAATGGTGGACAGACTTAACCTGTTTGCTAACGAAGCGCACCAAGCCCTGATTAACTCTGAACAAGCTATCACGTTTGCTCAGGCTACGATCAACGGGGACTTCACTTTGTTCCTTCGGGGCAACGTGGCGAATAACTGGACAGTCGGTCAGAACTTCCCTGTAGGGACACAAATCGCCGGATCAGCTATTGCTACGCAAAGCTACGTTACGTCTGCTTTGGGCTCATACGCGACTTCTGCAAATCTCAGCGCTGCTGTTACAACGGCGGCTACGGACGCGACGACTAAGGCTACTGCTGCCCAAACCGCCGCTGCTGCGGATGCGACTAACAAGGTCAACATAGAAACTAATCGCGCTAAAAGCATGGAAGGCTTCCTTCTTTGCATAGCGCTTCGCTAAGGAATAACAATGGCTAAGACGCCTAATAGCGCGATCACGCCGCAGACGCCTAAGTCGTGGACTGCGCAGAATAACAACACCGCTTACACCGGCACACTGACTGCGCCTACAGGCTCTGGTCTGGTTACGCTGGCGACCGGCTCTCTCGACGGGGACCGGATCACTTCTCTTAAGCTTACGCCTTTCCAAGCGAACGCTACGGCGGTGCGGGTTGATCTTTGGCGTAAAGTTGGTGCCTCCTTCTTCCCGATTAACTCCGTCGTTCTGCCGGTAGTTTCTCTCGGCGCTGCTAAGCTTGAGCCAGTGGATTTTGGGTTCTCTGAAAACAACCCGCTGTTTCTTAACTCCGGCGACCAGCTTGTGCTTGGCGCGGCAGGCGTAGCCAGCTTCGTCGCGGACGCCCAAGGGGCCAGCTACTAATGGCCCTGCTGGGAATGCCTCCGCAATCGCTGGTGTTTCCAAAGCAAAAATTAGTACGGCCCGGCGAGAGCCTGTCTGGAAGATTTAGTCTAGGAAGCTCAGCCGGGCCTGAAAGCTGGCTCTCTTTATTCCGTAAAGATGGCGGGCAGTTCACAGACGCAAAGCTCGCCGTAACACCTGCTGGTGAGACCTACCTTTCGGTAGTATCGGACTTGTATCCTGTTAACTCCAGAGAGGTAATTACCACTAAGGTAGATCGTTTCGGTGAAGTGGTTTATTCCACTTACTGCAATGCAAACGGTTATTACGCCCCAAAGCCAGTGTTGTACGGTAGCGGTGACATTGAGTTGCCTTTGGTAATTTTGCCTAACCCTTGGTCAGCCGCCGACCCAATAAGGACTACCTTCGTCCGACTTAACTCTTACGGGTCTATAGCCAGACAGACCTCAATAAGAGTGCAGGACAAGCCTTGGGACTTAGGAGGTGGGCTGGTTCGTGTCTTCAATAGTGCCTACTATTCAGAGGACATTTCTTTTTACGCTGCTGAGTACATCGACTTTGACAGCCCGTATACTAGGGCCTCTGTAATCAAAGTATCGCAGTCCAGCGGTGTCCAGTGGGTGCGGGGATTTGAGTACTCTAGTTCACAGCACCCCCAAAATTTTGGTGGTGTATGTGTTGATAGTCAGGGTAACTCGTACGCTATTTCAACCGAGGGTCGAAGCATAGTAGTTAAGTTAGACCCTGCCGGCAATGTACTATTCCAAAAAAGAATAAACGGGATATATGACCCAACGGACAATCCGTTTCGTTCTAGCGCTATTGCATTAAGTCCTAACGGAGACGTATTCATTGTCGGCCAGAACTTCGGCATTTGGGATAACGCCGTTTTATGCCTAAGCTCCTCAGGAACACTCAAGTGGGCTAAAAGCTTGGGTAGTGGGTTTCTGGCCTCCGTTGTCGTTGATCCCGTCGGGTCAGTATACGTACTCGGGGATATGGGTAACGGGATTACTTTGGTCAAGCTGTCGGAAAGTGGCGGCTTGCTGTGGAGTAAGACTTTTATAGGAAGTTCTCTCGCTCCCAAAGACATGGCACTATCCAAAGAGTTTATCCACTTTTCTGGAATGGGCAGTTCTAATGTCCTATTGGGTAAAATTCCGATTGATTGGGCAGGAGCAGGAAAAACTGCCGGCATAACCTACGGTGCTATAAACATAACTGTCACCAACCAAGCTTTGACTTTAAGCGACGTGTCCATCACTAATATTCTTAAGCCCAGCCTTAGTGCGGGAAACACCCTTAGCCCGCTTAGCTACAAGTTTGGTTCCACATCGTTAAACCCTGTATAACATGAGTACAAGAACAATGAACAACGAGTTGGGCGAGTACGCCGTTCGTGCTGGCCCAGCGCTTGCTACGAGCGGGCTGACCCTGTTTGGTCTGCCTATCGCAGATATCGTGCAGGTTCTCGTTGCTGTGTATACCATCCTTCAAATCGGGTGGTTTATCTACAGCAGAGTAAAACAGAAGAAGTAAAGATATGGCTGCTAATGAAGGCAAGCTGAGTGACCTTCACGAGAAAGTCGCTCACGTACTGTCAGAGGCCCTCAATGGGCAGGAACTGCCGGGAGAGATCGACGAGGAAACCGGAGAGGTCAGGGTAATCAAAATTCCCCCTTCTGCTGCTATCCTTCAAGTCGCGGCTAAGTTCCTAAAGGACAACAACATCACCTGTGCTCCCAGCGAAGATAACGCTATGGGAGAACTCAAAGCAAAGATGGAAGCTAGGGCTAAGGCCCGCGAACTCCGGAAGTCAGACGTTGTGTATGCTTCCGAAGATATGAGCTTCCTAACGGGCCTGCCTAACTAATGGCTAGCCGGGAGAGCGCCGAAGCTGCTCTCAAGCGTTGGAAGCAACTTGAGCTTCTACAGCAAGAGTACCGAAGCTTCGACACATTCCTAGAAGACGCGATGGCGCACCTTGGGTTCCCTACGAGCCCGGTGCAATTCGACATTGGGAACTTCTTGGCTCACGGGCCACAGTACTCAATGATCCAAGCCCAGCGGGGCCAAGCTAAGACCACGATCACTGCGGCGTTCGCAGTGTGGACGCTCATTCACGAGCCGCGTTCCCGAGTGCTAATCCTCTCGGCAGGCGGCACACAAGCGAATGAAATCTCCACACTGATCGTTCGCCTCATCATGACTATGGAAGGCTTGGAATGTCTGCACCCTGATCCGACTAACGGGGACAGGACGAGCGTTGAAGCGTTCGACGTGCATTACAGCCTCAAGGGTGTGGACAAGTCTCCTAGCGTGGCCTGCGTCGGTATTACCGGCAACCTCCAAGGTAAGCGGGCTGACCTCCTTATCGCAGACGATATCGAGAGTACGAAAAATTCTCGTACAGCGAACATGCGGGAACTCCTGCTGGACCTTACGAGGGACTTCACGTCTATCTGCGCCACGGGCCGCATTGTGTATCTCGGGACGCCTCAGTCCCAAGAGAGCATTTACAACACATTGCCGGCACGGGGCTTTACCGTCCGTATCTGGCCGGGCCGGTTTCCAAGCCCGGAGCAAATCGAGAACTACGGAGACATGCTTGCTCCGTTCATCTCTCGGGCTATAAAGGCAAATCCGGCTCTCGCATTTCGTGGCGGGATGCTAGGGGATCAGGGTCAGCCTATTGACCCCGGTTACATGAGCGAGGAAATCCTCCAGAAGAAAGAGCTAGACCAAGGCCCTACCTACTTCCAACTCCAGCACATGCTGAATACGAAGCTGGCGGACGCCGCGCGGTTCCCGCTCAAAGTGGAGCAACTCGTTGTCATGCCCCTAGGTAAGACAGAGTACTTCCCGCTTAAGGTTATCCGGGGGATGACCGAAGGCAACCTTAAAGCATATAGCGTGGGGACCGTCACATTTAAGATGGCCACCCCGCACGTCGGAAGCTCCGATGAGCCAAACGACGTGGCTAAGCTTCAAGGTATCTGCATGTATGTTGACCCTGCGGGCGGCGGAAAGAACGCCGACGAGACCGGGTATGCTGTTACAGGCTTCCTTAACGGGAACGTGTACTGGCTTGCATCGGGGGGTCTTCCGGGAGGGTACTCTGTCGAAGTTTTGGAGCGACTGGCTAAGGTCGCTGCTGACTGGAAAGTCAATGTTGTAAAGATCGAGAAGAACATGGGTTACGGTGCGTTCCGTGAAGTGTGGCTTCCGATCCTTAGGAAACAGCATCCTACAACCGCCGTCGAAGACGACATGGTTACAGGACAGAAAGAACTACGCATTATCGAAACCCTAGAGCCGGTCATCGCTCGTGGGTCGCTAATCGTAAACCAAGACATTGTGGATATGGACCGCGAGTGCTGTGACAGGCATGAGATGTCTAAGCGCGCTCTCTACAGCGTGTTCCATCAGATGTCTAAGATCACGCGCGAACGCAACGCGCTGATCCATGATGACCGACTGGACGCCCTTGAAGGGGCTGTCCGACATTGGGTCGCTCAGCTTGCTATCGACCAGCAACGCGCCGTCGAACAAGCACGGGCTCGTGAGCTAGCTGAGGCTTTGAAAGACCCATTAGGCCACAGACGTTATGACCCTCCGGGTCGCCGTGGTGGTTCCCTCTTTGACAAATATAGGAGATAACAGGTATGCAAGCGTTTTCTCTCCCTTCCCCGAACATCGGTGGACAGGGGCATCACCTGCGCCGGATCGCGGCCAAAGCGATTAGCTACATTGAAACCTCTGCCCCGTCTTACACGGGTGGTGCCGGTGTGGCTGGCAGGCACCCGTCTGCCGACGAACTTGAAGCGTTCTTCCTCGCCTGCGCGGCGGCTGTTACGCCCTTCAAGATGGCTACGCCGGTCACTAACGAGACTGACACGTAATGCAGTTCGCAACGCCAATTCCGGCTGTCACCCGTACCTCTCTTGGAAACATGTTCTCTCTGGATGTGGGTGACAGGAACGGAGTGCTCGTTCACGTAACGTCTATCGGCGGCGGTGGTACCCTTGTCTTCGAGGGTACTATCGACGGGACTAACTGGTTTGCTCTCTCGGGAGTTCCTACGGGTGGTGGCGCGGCTGTGTCGTCAGTTACCGCTGTTGGTGCATGGCTGGTTAATTCCAACCTAGCTTCTAGGTTTAGGCTTAGGCTTTCGGCGTACACTTCCGGGAGCATCACGGCTCTCGGTGCGACGGCTGCTGACCGATGATTAAAGGGGTGAGCCTCATCCTAGCGATGGGGCTCCTCTCCTGCGTAGCTCGTCCAGTATACGCGCCCTCCGGGCTTGTAGAAAACTCTACAGCCGAGAGTAGCACGGGTCAGCGACCTTGGGGTTATAACCCTGACAATAAGCCTGCGGCATTTAAGTGCCATGGGACTAAGGGTAAACCCGCTGCTGCCTGTCGAGGACCGGGCGGAAGAGTATGGACTTAACGCTAGGAGAGGCGAATGGATTTCTATAAGGCTGGTCGCCTCATTGTAGGCGGCGTAGCAGCGGCTACTGCGCTGGGTTATACGGGTGCCCTGCTGATTAAGCAGTCCGAAGGCGTGTCGTATACGTCGTATCAGGACAGTGCCGGTATCTGGACTATCTGCTATGGGCATACTGGCCCGGAGGTAGGCCCTAGGCAGCGAGCCACACAGGCTCAATGTGATGCTCTGTTCGATAAGGACGTGCGGCGTCATGCAGCAGGTGTGCTTAGCTGTACGAAAAGACCCTTGAACCAGAACCAGTTTGACGCTGTCGTCTCTCTGGCCTTCAACATCGGGGTTAGGAACTATTGCAACAGCACATTGAGCCGCAAAATTAATGCCGGCGATTGGGCTGGGGCTGCAAACGAGTTCCCTAAGTGGAATAAGGTAACGATTGATGGCCGAAAGGTCGTGCTTAGAGGGCTAACGAACCGGAGATTGAAGGAGCAGGCGCTGTTTATGGCTCCTGAGGCTCATGACCGGGCAGGCCGTCTGGCATTGAAGGAGTTGGTCACGCAGTGACGAGCGGAATGAAGGTCAAATTGGCGGCTCTAGGAGCCTTGCTGGCGGCGATCTTGGTCGTCTGGGGGGTTGTATCCCTCCAGCGCGGGAAGGCCGCTCAGGAGGCTCTGGAGAGCTACGAAACGGCATCCCGGATTGACACCCGGGTGGCCAAGAAGGTCGAGAAGCGGGTCGTCGCCCGTCAGCGGGTTGAGGCCCGGGAGGATATGGCGGTCGAGAAGGCGCTCAAGGGGGCTCCAGAATGGGCCGCTGAGGAGGTTCCTCCCGATGTCCTAAAGGCACTACGGGAATGAGGAAGATGGCTCTCAGCGGGCTTCTCTGTGCCGCTATGGCGGTGTCAGGGTGCGCGACTTCGACCGTGGTCCTCCGGCCTCCCGCCGAGTACCTGCGCCCGTGTGTTGCCCCGGAATTACTCGGGAGTACGAACGGTGCGTTAGTGGAGTACGCTAATGGTCAAAAGCAGGCTCTTAGGGCTTGTAACGATGATAAGCGTGCTATTAGGGAATGGCTTGCCGAAGCGGACAAGAAGTTTTAAGCGGGTCAGCGGTGCATGTTAAAGCGGTTATACGCGGTAGCGTGCATCGCGGGCTCACGACCAAATTTTGATATGCTGTTGCGAGGGGGTGCCCTCCGATAAGGGCGCGCGGTATACCCCCTTGGGGGTCGGTTGGCACGGGTCTTGCTACGCGCATAGGCGTGTTACACGCGGTTTAACAGCACGCGCGACTTAAGGATATCGCACGCGTTAATCCTTTCTTTGCCGGGAGTGATGGCCGGCATTGATCCGGGCTTAGGGCTAAGGTCCAGCCGGATAAGGGCTAGGGCTAAGAGGGGGCCATCTATCTCGATTAATCGGCATGAAGCCGGATGGAATGGATTAATCGGGATGAATGCGAGCAATGGCAGGTAAGCATTAAGCCAGCCGAACAATAAGCCTTAGGGATAGCAGTGTATTAAACCAAGGCTTAGCCCTAAGTGAATTGATACCATCGGGCACATAGGAACCTGTATCTATTTCCCGGCAATATCAGACCAATTAATAAGACCAGCCAGATAGAATAGATTGATAGATACATATAGAAA